TCAAATAATTTTAGAAAAAATATAAAATATTTTTCCTTTTTGGGTAATGAATGTATAGTGTTTCTTGCACATAACAGAATTATCTCCGCCTATGCTGCCGCGTCTATATCGTCAATGGATATGAGGATATGTTT